GTTTCTAAAATCAATGTAAATGCAGTTTTCGGACAAAGAATTATATATATTATTAATTTATTATTATTATATATAAAAACTACATTTACATTGATTTTAGAAACATCATCAGCACGCACGATGGTATATTTAGCTAAGCCAAGCTACTATCTCCGCGTTTATTAGCTTTTGCCCACATATATAGCCTCGCTCAGTGTACCCAAAGCCACGTACAAGCTGGCCATCGACGATGCCTAGCGTAGTTATAGGTACGATGATAGTGTACTGCCCAAACGCTCCGAACTTTATGAATGCTTTCACAGTATCTCCTCAACCACGTATAAGTGATTGCTATTGCCAGCCTTGACGCCAAAGTATAGCTTACCACTAGCAGTGATGTGCAACTTAGCTAAAGGCACAAACCAGGTTTGACCATCGGTTGTAAGCACTTCCATTGTATAGCTCCTAGCTATGTGAGTCCGACAAAGAGCACCTACTCGATGCTCTTTAGCTTGCTCACTCAACCACTACAACTGTGTTGCGAGCCACTTCGATGGCTTCAAGCTCTGTAGTCAGTTGCTCCGTAGGGACTTCACCACTAGCAACACGTGCCAAGAGTGTATCTTTAGCTTTCTTAGCTTCACGTTGTTGCTTAGTCCATTGGTTGAGGCCAACCTTACACATGGTATTGAGACCAGTGGCTTTATTGCTAGCCTTCTTACCATAGTTATCAGCAGTCACCTCCTCCCAAACCTTATGATAGTAGCAGAAGACATGAGTCACGTTACCTTCAGCATCTTTCTTAAAAGTAACTTGAGCCTTTGCCGAACACATCTCACGGACTTGCTCGAGTATAGTCTTGACCGACTTCTTCTCATTAGCTTCGAGGAAAGCAACGAGCTCTTGAAAGTCCTTCTTAATAAGTACTGACATAGTAATACACCTTCTTTGGTTGACTTGAGTATAGAACCATTATGGTATAGTTCTATAGTTAAGTAAACCTTTATTTCGAGTATTTAACTAACAACTCAAATGGGTCAATGTCGTGCTCTTCACAGTAGTCTCGCATCTGCAAAGTATTGAAGAACAACACATCTGCGAGCTCACTGTCGAACAGTTCATATTCATCATCGTCAAAGTGATAAGCTGTATCATTAGCTATTAAGTCACTAATGTAAGACTCCACATCAGTTACGCTATTGAATGTTCTTAGCTCCATACCTAACTCCTTAGTGAACTTGAGCATAGAGTAATCATGACACGACTCTATAGTTAAGTACACTACTAAATTAGTTTATACTTTATTGCAAAGCCATATAAGTCTTTCAACTCCTTTATAGACACGTGCTCTCTGCACAGTACTGTACTCGCTATGTTGAGAATGTCTTCAGCCCACTCATCTTCATACTCCTCTACACAAGTAAGAGCAAAACTCGCTATTTCTTCTACTTTAGTTGTGTTCTTCATTTCGTATTCCTTAGTAGTGCTTGTTTGTATGTATATATGATAGCTATTACTCTTAAGAAAGTACAATATAATTTATTCATACTCAAGAGTTGATTATCTTATGTCGACTTCTTTATAAATGCGTGCGCACGCGAATATCATAGTTTGTTAGGTTTGTAAACATGTCATTTAAATATCTATTATAAGTAAGTAGATGTATAGAAGTGCAGAGGTACAGACGTCCAGATGCTTAGAAGTGTAGAGGTATAGACGTCTAGATGCTTGAATGTAAAGAAGTGTAGGTTTCTATACGTCAATGCGTGTAGATGCCTAGAAGTGTAGAAGTATAGACGCCTAAGAGTGTAGATGTATAGGTGCTCAAAAGTATAGACGTCTAGAAGTATAGAGGCCCAGGGACCAGTCCTGCCCGACCTTTGTCTTCCGGAAATTCGGTTTTAGGACGCGCATCCTCGAGCATAGTTATTAAATTTAATAAACTGTCTAGCAAGACATAATTCAGTACCTAGACAGCATGTTAAGTATTGCCCAACCGACTGTCCACAGTGGTATAACTAATACTACGAAGGCCAACACTATTACTAGTACCAACCCTCCATATATGTAGCAGCATAACACAACCATCCAAAGCTGTGTTATTAATTTTATTACACTGTTAAGCATCTGCCCGACTCATACAGCATACCCCCTAGATTGCTTTTTATAGCTTTGCTCCATTGAAGAGCGGTTATAATCAGAGTTCTCTATAGTATTAGCTGCCACCAGTCTAAGCATATCAGCACCGTGAGAGAACTCATCGTGCAGTGGAGTAGTCTTCCACACCAGCAGTTTGTCGTCCCACTCCTTACTATAGTTTAAACAGCACTCATGTATATAGGTACACTTGGTGTCTATCATCATGTTAGGTATCATGCGACGCACAGCTGCTATACCATCAGCTATTGATGTCTTAGGTAGCACCTTGAGTGTAGTGCCAGGCATGTTAGCCCTGAGCCACTCACGTACAATGTCTTCTCTGCTTTTAGCTCGGCCTCCACTACCCATCTGACCTAACTCACGTACAGCTAAGTCATGTGGACCACAAATGGTGCGCACGGCGCTACCGTAGCGGTCTTGTATCTCTTCTAGGTAATGCTGTATGCTGTAACCGTTGTTCCAGTATTCGTCTACTATGCGATACTTGCCGTCATACCACTGTATGAAGCCTACAACAAAGTAGTCATCAACACCAAGGTCAAGATAAACATCGAGAGGTAGATTTGGGTCATATAGGTCACTTACCATATTGCCACCGCGAATTACTTGCTCCATGTACATGCGAGAGTAATAGGTGCCGTCTTTAGCTGCTGTGAATGCCTCTTCTGGCGTAGCTGGATACTCCTGGTGTATATCGCCTCCTAGCTCGCGGTATTGAATTATCCAGAAGTTCTTCTGCTCTTGAGTCAACAACCGACCTGTCTTCTCTTCTATGCTAGCAAAGTACTTAGCTTGCTCCGCAGTCTCTGATTGGAATACAGGAGACACACAGTCAGGGTCGTCTAGCCAAGACAAGAATACAGGATAAAAGTCTTTAGGTGCTATCTGCCCTGAAGCTAATGCAGTAACTGAGGCGTCCCACATCTCTTTGAACATATTACGGCCTTCAGCTGTAGACTCAATCACCCCTGTGTTGCCTGCCGCAAGAGCCTGCAGTGTACCGGTCTTTACCTCTTTAGCTTTCTTAGGTGAGTGGTTAGCTATCTTACCGAACTCTGAGATATGCAGTCGCTGCAATGTAGTAGAGCGGAAAGACACTCGTATGAAAATCTGGGAGTGGTTATTAAAAGTAAATGCCTTTGCGTTATCCTTCTCTAGGCTTCGACTCAAGAAAGCTTTTATGTCTGGGTCAAGTTTGTCCCACAGGAACTTAGCTCTTTCAAGCAGAGTAGAAGCCTCGTCAACACCTTGAGCCATAAGACCTATAGCTAATAGTTCTTGGAACAAACCGTCGTCGAAATAGGATACAAGCCAGAAAGTAGAGATACCTTGCTGGCGTGACTTAAGGATTATGACTCTAGGATGCTGTCTGGTCATAGCGTACACGATATGCTGCGCTTCGTTCATCACAAAGCGCACAGCATTACCGTGCTTGTCCACAACTGTGTATAGGTTGTTCAACCTCCAGAGCTTAGAAGGTAGATAAATACGCTCAAAATCTTCCTTGCTAATGTTAGGAGGAACAGGGTCATTAAAGAAGTTGTAGTGACCTTCCAAATCAGGGTAAAGACGGTTGAAGGTCTTTTCATTTATTCTAAGCACCGGGCTTATCTCCCATGAAAGAGCCGTAAGGCCTACCATCACCACTGTGAAGGTTATTCTGCACGTTGACTTGTACTTTGTTTGAGTTAAAGAAAGCTGTCTGCAAACGGCACAAAGCATCTACAAGGTCTACCAGTTCGTCTGTTCCCGAGGCGCTCATAGCAAAGCTATTTATTCTGTTAGCAAGGTTAAGAGCAGTACTCTGCAGCGTAGTATCTAGTAACTGCAAACCATTTACTTTAGCTTTAGCTTCTACTATAACCGAGTTAACGTCTTCTATATCTAAACGCTCAACAGCTTCATGCAGCGCAAGGTCTGTTAGGTTAAGCAGTTTATCTAGCTCACCTTTCTCTTTGTGTAGCTTAAACTCAGAGTTCCAGCGCACTACAGTAGCTCTAGATATGCCTAGACGTTCCGCTATCTCTGCAGGTGGCACACCTTGCATCATAAGTGAGACGGCAGAATAGTAATCTCCGTCTTCACGCATTAGATTGCTCCTCAAGCCACTTAGCTAGCTGCTCTATAACTACTTTACTAAAGATAATCTTGTGCTTATAACAGTATTCTTTAACTGCTTGCACAGTTTTATCGTCGTTATTAGTTTCTTTCTCTGATGTACTGAAGCTATAGACAGCCATACTGTGCTCCTTAGTTGTCGTTAATAAACATATTAATATTTATGTGTGCATTTGTACACACGCGCGTTAAAATAAAAATGTCGACTAACGACTAAGAGGAACTTATATGCACTTTGGTGAAGCTTTAGTAGCTGTAAAACAAGGCAAAGCTATTCGTCGCGCTGGCTGGAATGGTAGTGGGCTGTCTGTTAAAGCTCAATTTCCTGACGCTAATAGTAAGATGACCCTACCTTACTTGTATATTGAGTACCCTGAAGATGCTAAGACCACTCCAGGTGCTCGTTGTCCGTGGCTGGCTAGTCAAACCGACATTATGGCAGAAGACTGGCAGATTATCTAGGAGAACTTATATGGCACAGAACCATGAAGAAGTAACCAAGATGATGAAAGACCTTAAGTGTACAGCTAAAGCGGTGACTACAGAGCTTATCCATAGCCGTATTGAACAAGTGGACTACCAAACTGTCAATATCGCCGGTCAGAAGATGATGTTTTGTGGTATTCGTCTAAAAGGTGGGTTTGTAGTAGTAGGCAAACCTGCTGTATGCATCTCACCAGAGAACTGGCGTGACGAAATTGGCTGTAAGATTTCGTATGATAACTCATTCAGCGAGATTTGGAAGCTTGAAGCCTACCGTCTCATGACTGAAACTGTTTAACTAATAAGGAATTCGTCAAATGGCAGATACCAATGACACTCCATCCTTGGAGCAAGAAATTAACGAGCTTGTAGAGAAGCTTGCAGACGATACTTTCGACAAGACTGCAGTAGACCCAGTAAAACTGTTTGCAGCTACTGCCGAGAAGCGTCGTCGTGATACTCAAAGCGGCTATACAAAGTCTCAACAAGAACTTAAGAAAACACAGGCTATTGCTGCAGAGCTATCTAGTAACCTGGAACGCGAGATTGTAGCTAAACTGCCTGAAGATAAGGCAGCAGAGCTGGAAGAGCTCAAGCATCAGAATCCAGACGAGTGGCATAAAGAGCTCAAGAAGCTAGAGGCTGCTCAGTCTACAGCAGCTAAAGCTAAGTTGGAAGAGATTGCTAACACCGCTGTTGGTAAGTCTGAGCTAGAAGTTCGGCAGGAGCAGCTTGCTGCTTTCACTGAAGCTTATCCTGATATAGCAATCAACGATGAAGTGATTGAGAACGACATACCTCCACGCATCACTAAACAACTTGCCGAAGGCAAGATAGACTTT